ACATTGAGTATTTAACATCATTGATTGTAAAATTAATTACTTCTCCTTTAGCGGTCTGCTTTTTCCAAGCACCTGCACTCCATTTTTTTTGTTCCATTTTTTACTTTTTTATTAGTGAATATTTACTTACAAATTTAGGTTGTTTCTTATTACCTACGTTAATTAAGTCGGACTGTATCTTATATCCTTTGCGTTTTAATTCAAAGATAACTGCCGATAATCTCAGGCTATTAAATTTCGTTAGAGCCTGGATTGGTGTCAATGTTTTGCCCGAAAGCAAGTGGTTCAAGATTTGTTGTTTCTGTGTCATTGTTATTGATTGGGTTAAAAAATACAGGTTTGTCTAATTTGTTTTCATACTTTTTAATAAAGGCTAATAAGTCCTCGTATGCCTCTTCGTTATACCAAGCGTAATGGTAAACTTCTGCCAGGAGCATCTGCCTTTCAAATGGTAATAGTTCCCTCATTAGCTTTTCTTTTTAATTATATAATTATATTTAAGCCACATAGCTCCATTATATCCGTCAATATTTCCATTAGCAGCTTCCTTTATTATATCATCACTTGGTATCTCTATTGGTGTTAATTCATCAATAATTTGTTCGTATTCATAATCTTGATATTCTGCAATACTAATAGCTTTTTTTACTTCTTCTTCTGTATATAATTTCATATTAGCTTTTCTTTATTGTTTCTTTAATCTTGTTAAATTCGTCTAAGGTCTTGATGGCATTGATTTTCAAAGCAGCCTTAACCTTCTGGTCATCAGTAAACTTTGTCTTATCTAACTGCTCAATTAAGAACGCCTTTTGACCTTCGCTTACTTCGTCTTTATGCTCATTAGTAGCATCTGCATCTTTAGTATCATCTATTGCGAACAGTCCGTTAAGCGCATATTTACGAGCGTAGGAACTTGCTGCCCCTGTAATCTGCGAAGCGTCCATTCCCTTTTTGTTTTCCTCTTCACGAGCAAGACCTGTGCAGGTAATGTTATCTTCTCCGTTACTTAGACAAGCAGTAGCCTTTACATATACTCTACCGCCTACTTCTATAACCTCATCGCTTAACATTAAAGCATAGCCGTATTTATGGCAGATAGGTTTTGCAGCTTCGATAATATCTTCTGCACTTCGGTACTTGTATTTAGCAAAAGCATTGAATTGGTTTTTAGGTGCTTTTAGTTCCTGTTGAATTTTAATTAGGCTCATTGGTTTCTGGTGTTGTTTCTTTAATAATATAATGTTCTAATACTTCGATAGTCGGCTCTTGTTTTTTTCTCATTCCTATAAATATTTCATAGGCTTGTGAGTAGTCCAACGATATAGTGTCTTTTTGGTAGCGACCATCTACTGTTGTATAATAGTAAACATCGCCTCTATGGTTAGTTTCTTTTACAAATTCAATCTTCATATAATTCGTTTTTTAAAAGTTCAAGTTCTGCATTGTGTTCTACCCAACGAGTAAACGTGTAATCGTCATCTTCGTAGTCGTAGTTTTTAGGCAATAGAGCGGGGTCGTAAGGGTTTGTAGTACTCCTATCCCCGTCGATTAATATGTTCCCGTATCGCTGATATTGGAACATTTGGTAAGTGGTTAAATGTGTCATTTTGTGTTTTGTTTCAACAAAGATAACACATTACACAATACAAAGTGCAAAACTATTAAAATATTTTAAAATTATTTTTGCATCATTGTTGCAAATAATGTGGCTTATATAGGATAAAAGCACATCAAATTGTGCAATTTATAGCACATTTTGTACATCAGAACGTACAAAGTAAAGCTATGACTTGCCAAAGTCGGTAGTAAAATGCAGCCAAAAGTAGTAGTATTACTACCTATAAAAGCTTTTGAAAGTAAAGTTTATCGTAACCCCCGTAAGAATATTCAGGTAAGTAAAGCCTAAACCCACACGAGATTAGGTTATTAGCTGAAGGGAAGTTGTCTAATGTAGTATAAGTAATGGCTATGTGGCAAAAGGTAGAAGCTGCCTTTAACCTGGTTTTAATCATTCGTCTTTGTATTCCTTGCCCTCTATGTGATTTTTTAACCCAAGCCCTGTTAAATATACAAATGCCTTTTGAGTAAATAGAACCGCAATAAGCTACTATCTCGCCTTCGTCAAGCATAACCCACCATTCACGATTGAACTGGAACTCGTCTCCGCAACCCTTAAAGTTTGGGTTCGTGTAATCTAATTCCCTTAGTTGCTCGTAGGTTTCTCTATCTAAAATATTGCCGAAGCTAAATATCTTTTTGAGGCGCATTGTGTATTTGTTCAAGTTTGGTTAAATAAAGTATTGCATCTTGCAGCTCTTCTTTCAGGTGCGTTATCCATTGACCTGTGCTTAAATCTGTTCTATCCATTGTAGTTCCGTACTTTGATTTCCCTACAAGTTCACGTCTACGCATATCTTCTATTACTGCTGCTAATATTTTACTATCCATTATTTGTCGGTTTTGCTATGTATCTTAAAACAAGTTTTACACTTGTATTGTATTTTCTTTACACCAGTTGAGGTTGTTCTACGAAGTGAAATAATTAAGTCATCGCTTCCACATTCAGGGCAAGAGCCTCGGTCTTGACCGAATATAACTCCGTAATGTGTTTTAGGTTCTATGTGGTTTTTAAGTGCGTTAAATACCTGCTCTAATAACACAACATCTTTTTGGCAGTACTTAATCATTTTAGCCATCGCTACTTTGTCTTTATGCAGAACGATGTCCTTCCATAAACTATATTCTGTCTTAATCTTAGTGCCAATGCCTAAGTAGTCAGCTATGTAATTAAGCTTGTTACTATTAAATCTAAACTTTTGTCTTGCTACTTTTAACGTATCAATAGTAACGTAAGAAGGGAACATTTCAATCTTATGAAACAAGCACCTGGTTCTTATCCACGCTAAGTCGAACTTATCGCCATTATGCCCTACAAGTTCCGAAGCCGTGTTTGCTACTTCGATAAAACTTTGTAGCATCTTTTTGTCGTTCTGTTTGCTATCCCATTGTAAAAAGTAAACTTCTTTCTCATCTTCCCACTTATAGCAGATGCAAATAATAGCACGTTCTTGTATAATGCTATCCGCAGTTACGTTAAGCTTATATCCTGCACTCCAGAAAAATCCGACGTTGGGCGAGGTTTCGATGTCAAAGAATAGGCGTTTGCGTTTTGATTTTAGCATTATTTATTTTTTGCTGAATTTATCTATTGTGGTGTAACCCATAGCAAATAGCGTAAGATACAATACCGCATCTACCAACTTATCGCTTGGGTGTATTTTTAGAATTATATTTAAGAACAAAGAAATAAAAAGACATAAGCTGCCAAGCATAGCAACCACTCTTTTGTGGCTAATACTGTTGCTTTCGTCTGATAATAAGTTTACTAATATAGTTCTAAAGTTGCTCATATAGTTTAGCTTCAGCCTCTCTCCGCCTCACTAACCCTTTAAGCACCACATTGTTTGCTCTTGTCCACTTCATAAATTCTGCTCGAATAGAAGGGTCTTTAGGGTTTGCGTTTACCTTTCTAAGTAAAGTGCTTCTCCTAAAATTCCCCATACCTACATTAAAAGCAAACGAAACAATCGCAGAAAAATTGTTTGCCGTTACATTTGATTTTACAAGCACATCTACGCCTTTTGCAAAGTCATCTACTATTGCGTTAAAGTAATCTTCTGCCTGTTGCTGCGTAATTACATCGCCCTCTTTTACTTTCGTTCCGTCAGGGTAAAAAGTCAAACCCCAAGAAATAGTCCATAAACCAGCAGGGCATTTGTACGCCTTTAATTTGCAGCCTTCGAACTGCTTTATTAAATCTCTACCTGCTTTGTTTACTTCCATAATCTATTCCAATAAGCTAAAATTAACACAATCGCTATTATTAGACCGATTAGAGCCTTCCAAAAGTTATTTGCAGTACTTACCTTGTTTTTATCTACAATAGAAATTTGAGCCGTTTCTGTGCGATTAAACGCTATTGTATCTTTTTTAACTAAGCTATTGTCGGTCTGCTTGTCTTTTGTCTGGTACACCCACTTAGTTACGATTTTGGGAACTACTATAATGCTATCCTTTGTTACACGGATAGTGTCGTAGATAGTAACTTCTTTTGTAAATACCTGCTCTTTTTCTATAATCTTGGTAACGCTATCGTAAAAAGTAAGATGCACGGAGTCAATCTTAGTTGTCCCCGTGCTATCATAACGCTTTTCAAACTTCTTAACAGAAGCGCAAGAAGTAAGTAATAAGGCTAAAAGTATTAATCTCATTTAAGCTTTTTGGTCATTTTGTAATAGTATCGAATAGCCATAAGACCTGAAACGATAGCCACCAAACTTGCAATCAATGTGAATAGCGGTTGAATATTTGTAATGCTAATTGTAGCACTAACTAAAGATACGATTGTCGATTGGTCTGCTTGGTGGTTATTTGCCATTATAGTTCTTCTTCTTCTTGTTTGTTAAATTCTACGCCAGTAACCCAATCTTGTAAGAATGTAAAATCTTGCAATCCCGATTGGTTAACAACGTTAATTATTTGAAAATCAAATTCTTTATCATTTAGCGCATCAATATCTTTAGTCAGCTTCTTGATACCTTCTTTTGAGAATTTGTAATTTCCTTTGTCATCTAATAGTAAGCAGTCCTTATCGTCTGTACTCGCATTGTCTAAACGCAAGATTTCAACTTCGGCTTGATAGTCCTCGTGATGTTGTTTTACCTTCTCGTAAATTTTTACAAGTTTCTTTTGTGTTTTAGTTTCTTGGCTACCGATAACGGCATTAAGGTTGCTCACTAATTGGAGCAGTTGTTTGTTCTTCATAGTTTGTTTTTGTTTGTAAAGATAATTGTGGATTGCTAAACGGCAAAGGCAAATTTACAATCGGTGGGTTTTTAAGGTTCTCAATCTGTGTAGCTAAGTTTAAGTCCATAGCTTCTACGTTGTTACCTGCAACTAACCACTCGCATACTTGCTCGTAAGTTAAATCTTCGTAAGCAGTAAAGTCAGTTTCCGAAGGAGTAGCACAAGCCATTGCTCCGTA